TTTTCTATGTGGCTTTGAATTTCATTCGCTGTCATTGCAGTGCTGCTTTGATAAGAATGAAAACCAATGCACCTACGATTGAACCGATAGTTGCTGGATCCATTATATATGTCCCTCCTTTTTATACCATTGGATGATGCGGACAGTTGCTTCCACATCGTTGATTGAGCGGTGTGCTCCCTCTATCTTTTCACCGAACAGATCTTCATAAATGTCGCCCAGTTTACGCTTTTTGCCCCAGACTGACTCTCCGACCTCAACTGTGCAGATGTGATCATACGGCCATGGGAACTTGGTGAGTTTGTCAAGCCTCTCCAATTCAAATTTTAATATCTTCCTATCAAAAGGCAAGTTATGAGCGACAATTGATTTTTCACCAAGGAAGAATTCACACAAAGGCTTGTAGTTCGCGATGAATGGCTTTTCATCTTTGAGCATGTCGTCGGTGATGTTTGTGATCTTGATGATCTGTGGGTCAAGTGGGTGCCCAGGATTGCAGAAGAACTCAAGCCTCTCAACCTCCTCAAGATTGTCGTCCAGTTTGATTGCACCGAACTCAATGATGCGAGGTTGAATGTCTAGGTCAGAACCTTCCGCTTTGGGCAAACCTGTGGTCTCTAGGTCAAACACTATCATCTTCTGCTCCCCACTTGAATGAATCCAAAGACTCAAGCATGAATGCATAAACACCCAAGTCATGAACTGAATCAATTGTGCTCTTGTTGACTTGAGGCCAAGCCTGAGCATAGCGAGTCAACTTAGCCACGACCATGTTGACGATGCCGAATCTGTTCCAGTCTTCAACTGTTTCCAACTTAATGCCTTTGGGGAACAGAGCAGTCATCACCTGACCATGCTGAAGATAGTTGTCGCCATATTGTTTGTTGCGTTGTTTGAAAGTGGCAAGAGCCTCTTCAATGCACTCAATTGGCTTTCTGTTCTTCAGACTCTCGTTGCTCATATCCTTCTTGGCGTCCTTCTTCGAGACCATATTCTTTTCCTTCCTCATAACCTTTTTCATATGCTTCGTCTATGCGAGACTGAATGTCGTCATCACTAACATTCGCTCGCTCAATGGCTTGCTCAAGTTCCCATCGTAAAGTTGCACGGACATCAAACACCCTAGCAACCTTTTCCCTGTCCAACTCAATGTCGTTTCCAAGTAATCTCAACTCAAGCATCATATGTCTCCTGGAGCAACTTGGAGGCAGGTAAGACCCTCGCCTCTCCACATGTCAACAACAACCTTTCTGTCCTCAAGCACAAACCAAACATCTTTGTAATTTATGTGCTCATCAAGCAACTTCTTTTTGCAATCAGGATCAGAAGCCATGTCACCATCAGGTCTCATGATCAACCTATTGAAAGGAACATCATTCAGCCTCAGCCACTTTTCAGTGTCCTTGCGGTGTTGTTCGTTACGAGCTGTCATTACGACTATTTCAGTCTCATCGTCATCAGCAAGCATGCGGACAATATTGCAGATGTTTTGGATTGGCTTATCGTTGATGCCCTCTGAATTGAACTTCTCGTAATCACGCTGTTTGTAGTAGCGGATGCGGTGAGTGTAGTCAGACAGAGTTCCGTCAAGATCACAAATGATTATGCGTTTATCCATGATGGTGCCTCCGTAAATTTGTATGTTCCATTTTGAATGTGGCCAACCTTCTCACCGACATAGTAGTTGCGATAAGATTGAACTGGATCATCAACTTTGTATTCATCAGGCATGCCCAAGTGAGGCTCTGTGAACTCCCCGAAAGGGATGTTGTCTGGCAACTTGTTAAGGGCAGGAATCAGAGCAGCATGATTGTGATTGACTGGCTCTTTTTTCTTTGAGCCATAACGCTGATAATATTCCTTGGCGAGTTGTGTGACCATAACCAGAAGCCAGTTGTAGTTGGCTGCTGACTGCCTGACCCACTTTGAGCACGGATGATTCTCGTAGCCCATCGGGAACATGCCAACCTCGTCGGCATACTCATCGCCATCCAAAAACCTATGCGCACAACAAAGCATGAGCACAGACTCGGATATCATTTTGTAGGTATGCACATCGCAGTGGGATTGTGCAGCAACAACAGGGTCGTTGTCTAAGTAAAATATATTCATCGTTTGTTCCTTTCTCAGTTGGGTTATTTTACCTTATCTACGATCCAAACAAAAGCCTTTTTATACGCTTCAGAGTTGAATCAGCCTCTTTCACAGCCTTGTCTGCCTCGGCATAAAGTTCGTCCAGATTTTTAGGTGTAGGCTCTTTTTGATACAGAATATAGTTGACTGTGTTCAGAGGCAACTTCACTTTCTTTGATATTGCGGATGCTGTCAGCCCATCTTTTCTCAGGGCATGAACTTTATCAACTGTGATTTGCTTTATCTTTCTGCGTGCCATGATTCATTCCTTTCTCACTTGTTGAGTGCTTTATACATGGATGGTGCTGCCCACTCAGTTGGGGTCAAGAATGGCTCAGCCCAAGGATGGACTGCGACAACTTCACTCACCATGAGTTTGAACACCTCTTGGTATTCACCTTGTGCTCTTGGAGAGAGGCGAGACTTAGCCATCTCACTCAGTGTGCGCAGGTTGAATTTGGCGACGATATTGGTATGGATGTTAGTTGGCAAAACGCCACGAGCATCTTCAGCAGGAACAATCTCTCGCAATGCCTGATACGAATCATTGATGTCAGCCATAGCCTTATCATACAGAGCCTTGGCAACTTCATTCTCGGCGATGCGTGGTGGAGTGTAATATCCGAACCCACTCATATCAACTGTTCGCTGAGACTGTTGGGCATATGAAGCCTGACGAGTCCGCACGAACTGGTGAGTGAAGCCTCTGCTGACATCACGGATGTTGAATGTGTAGTCAATGAACTCCCAAGATGAGCGGATGGTCTGAAGCATGTAATCCAGCTCCTCCTGCTTTTTCTCGTTAGGCCATTCAGCGATCTGTGAATAGGCATCGTCATCATTCATGAGACGAGTGTTCTTTGTGAATAGCAGTAGATTAACTGCATCATCGGTGTAACTTATCAATTGGACTTTCATGTTATTCTCCTTTCTGAGAGTGCATCAAACGAGCGTAGTCCGACTTTGCTCGTATGAATCCTTCAATGTGCTGCAGGTCATCCACAACATCATCAAGTAAAAGTTGACGCCAAGTTGCGAACCTACCCAGCGAGTAGATGCCATACTTGGTTGTCATTTCAAATATGAATTGTTTACGCAGATCCTCATCAATGGGTCGGATCTTTCCGTAATATTGCTCTGATTGTTTCATGTCAACGATTGAGTTGGGCTTGATACCAAAGTCATCCATCAACACACTCATCAAGTGTGGACCAATCGCTCCGTCAGGCTTGCGCACAAATTCAGAGATGACAATGTCACCAATCAAAGATATGCGATAATATGGGACAGTCGGGTCGGGATAATAAATGGTTTGATAAACATCACACTCTGGCGAATCAATGCGACCTTTTTGCGTCCAGACCTGCTGGGCAGGGAACTCAGGGATGTCTTTCCACTTCACAATTTTCATGAGTGCTGGCATGGGTATGGTTGATATGATTGGTCGGTGAGGTTCCCACTCACGAGTATCCTCAAGGTCGCCGAGAGTTAAACGAGCATGATATTCAATGTTGCAGTTTCCTGCCATCTGGTTGATCAACTCCCATGGTGCGATGTATCGCTCAACAGGAGCAAGGTTGTTGATTGATCTGTTTAGGATTGAGCCTGTGACCTTTTGAGAATACAGATTGCTCAAGAACAGATTTGGGGTGGTCGTGATCTTGCCATCATACTTGATAGCCTTTTGAACTTTGACCTTTTTGAAAGGGATGGCACACGCAGTGCCAACCTTGTCGGTGCGGAATCGGAGCAGAGCTCCATGATTGTTCGGCAGTTCTTTTTGAGCCTCACAAACCACTGGTTTGAAACTGCGCATCATATTTCCTGCTAGCAACCCTGCCAGCCCTGCTCCGTAAATAATCATTAGTCTAAAATCCCCGCATAGCCTTTTTGAATGTCCCAAGCCAGATCTTGACGACGACCACCTTGAGCGATGTATGACTCATAACTCACTGGCTCGCCAGCATTGATGAGGATGCCCATGGAATGAAAGCCATGAGTGTTCTGGCGACGAGGATTCTTTTCAACAAGACACTTAATCATCTTGCCTTCAAATCCAGCCTTGCGTCCACGCTTCTTTGGGGAATTGGCTGACTTGACATGAACTTCAACATCTGCTTTGTTGTCGTCTTGATTGAGGATTTCCTCATTCATTTTCTTTTCTCCATTCAGGTGTTCAAAAGGTGTTTGCTCCACAGGAATCTCTTGAGCCAGTTTCAAAAGTCTGGCTGCACCTGTGCGAGTGTCAGCGAATCTCTTCACTGCGACTTTGGTGTTGTTGTTGTAAACTCTGACGATACCTTGATTGGTAGTGTTGCGATTTTCAAGCAACTCGTCAACGGAACTGAAAACAACCAAGCCATTGCCCATCTTCTGAGCGATACGCCTAGAGCTGAAGGCACGGATGGTGTTTTGTTTGTAGTCAATAGCAAACGCTTTCATGATTTTTTCCTTTCTCAAAAAGTCAGAATTTTTCTGACTGTCCTGTTAGTATGCGCCAATTTGTCATAAAAGGCAACAAAGAAAGTGATTTTCTTTCTCAGCATTTTCAAAGACTTATGAATTTTTAAGAAATTAAATTGCATAGTGCCTCAAACTTCTTGGCCTCACGATGAGGAGATTTTGCTTGGCTCTGGTCAGTGCAACATACCAGACTCTGTTCTCTTCATCTGTGTGAGAGTTCTCCCAACTCAGCCGACCCATGTCAGTCGCCAAAACAACATTGTCAGCCTCACCACCTTTGGATTGGTGGATGGTTGAGATGTTGATTCTTGG